CGTGATAACAAAGCGCAGATTGTCGACAACGCAGGTCGCGTCACCGTTAAGGGCGGTATTGATAATCGTCGCGACGTCTTCGAGCGTCAGCGCGGTAGAAAAGTTCAGACTGGTCAGCGAAATTTCGCCAGGGTCGTCGTCGTCAACAGTGATTTTAAAGCTGCCGGCGGTAATCGCTTGAAGCTGCGGAATCAAGGTTTCAGCGGTATGCTGTTTGCTGGTCAGCTTCGCAGCCGTTGCCGCAACAGCTTCGTTTGCCGCACGCCAGAAACCAATGATAAGCGAACCGCCAGCTTGCACCGCGTTCGGGCGCGTGCCGAAGAATGCGGCTGCGTGATCGTAAACGTCGCTGTTCGTACCGAAGTCGTCAGCAACAGCGTCAAGCGTGCTGTAAACGTCATAGCGTTTTGCGGTCGACAAGTGACCAAGCTGCGACGTCATAAGCGCGACGACGTTCATGTTATCGCGCGACAGCGACCGACCTTCGGGCAGCAGCGTGACTGTAACTACGTTGTTCAATGATGCGGTCATGGCGTGATTTCCCTGTCTTCTGTTAGAATAGTTAACTGCGCGGTGTCAATCCGTAGCGTTTCAACGTCGACCGTTCGATCGTCTTCGGCTATGACTGACATTTGCACCCTGTTGCCGTACTGCTGGCCGGTCAGATGCTTTATGTCTGCGATTGATGATACCCGATAAACGGTAAACCCCAAAGTCATTTTTTTGTCGAACGCAGCTTGCGAACGCAGCAGCCCCGCCAGCCGGTTAGCGTTATCATACGCCCCGTCGCCCAGGCATTCGATCGTCACGGTCGTTTTATATTTGTCGGTGTATGACATAATTTCGTCGACGCCGTCAAAACTTTCGTCGCCGGCCGCACGGCTGGAATCGCCAAGCTGGTCGACGATAATCATGTCGTCGCGAAAATTAACCTGTTCAAAGTTTTCGCGCCCGATGCGAATTTTCGTTTCAGGCCACGCCAGCAGGTCACGAATAAGAATCGCCATTTTAATCAGTAGCGGATTCGCTTTTGTTGTTTTTGTCAGCGTCATTCGTCACCCCCTTCGTCTGGCGGTTCGGGCTGCACGACCAGCGGCAATTTTGTTTCTTCGGCCGTTACGTCATAAAAACCATAATCGCCGTAATTGTTCACGGCAATGATTTTATAATCCGCGCCCTTATATTCGATCACTTGCCCGACGTCCAGCGGTGTTTTTGCGTGAATCATAAGATACCGACGCGACCAGTCGATCGTGTCGGGGTTCAATTTTTCCATGTCGGCGGGCTGCACGACCGCGCGAATGTCTTGCACCGTGACCGCCTGGACGGGTTCAAAATCAACCGTAGTCGTCGCAACCGTTTTCAGCTTTACCGGTTGCGACCATTCCGTCAAGACGTCTGACATATCAGGCAGCATTAAATACCCCCGCGCGTATCGTCGCGCACGACCCAGGTTACACTATTGCGCATGACGCGCGTGTCTTCAAGAATATCGTCGAAGCCTTTCGCTTCGATCGTCGCCGGCTTTAGTTTTTTCCACTTGCCGAAACCGCCAGTTCTAAACGCTTCCTTGACGATATTGACGGCCGCAATACCGACGCGCCCCAGGGCGTCATTGACGCTGCGGCGACCTTCGGCGATCGCTGTAAATTGTTGAACCAGCATTGCGCCGATTTCGTCGCGCTTGATCTGAAATGGTACGCGCAGAAAAGAGCGTTCGGGAATTTTACCGTCGACCGTGCCATATTCATGAACGGCCGCGTTGTCGAGAATCGACCGACCGTCGCCGTAAATCTGACCGCCGGCTTTTTCTTTCGGCAGACCGACGAACACCGCTTTGTTTTTCGCTTCTTCCATGCCGGTCAGCAAGGCTTCGGTCGATCGCAGCATTTCAGCGGGCGTCAGTCTTTTCGTCATACGAAGACCGCCCCGCGCCGGTGCGCCGTCAATTGCAAGAAAATTGCGCCGTATTTCGTACCGCCAAACGTATCGCGGTTCATGCCCTGATCGGACGTTGCGCCGTAACCGACCGACACGCTGCCGACCGATTTAGACGACACCGCCCCGCCGACGCCAGCGGCCGACGCGCTTGACCCTGACTGGTCGACGACCAGCAGGTGCGCGATCAAATTCAAGATCGCTTCTTTATCGCAGAGGTCGTCGTAATTGCCGCAAAAATAGCAGGTATAAACGCCGGCCAGAATGCCGACACGCTGGTCGACGACTTCGCTGCCGTACTGCGTAACCAGTTCAGGAAACCGCGCTTTGAAGTCGTCGACCAGTGCCATGATATTTACACCTTTTGCAGAACGCCGTTGCTGATCGCGTGATTGATACGCGCCATGACGTTATCGTTTTCCAGTTCTTCGGCCGTCAGCGTGCGGGTCTTGCCCTTTTCGACAATGACGCCGCGAATATTGACCGTGCCGTTGTGCGTGTTCTTGACCGTGAACGCGCCGCCTTCGGTCGGCTTTGCAGCCTTCGGCGCAGCGGGCGCAGGGGCAGCAGGTGCCGGCGCAACCGGTTCAGCAGCGATCGGCGCAGCAGGTGCCGGCGCGGGCTGTTCAAGCGTGTCAGCGGCCGGCGCAGCGGGCGCAGGGGCAGCAGGTGCCGGCGACGGTTCGGTGGCGTCTTGACGTTTTGCGTCGGGCGCAGCGGCTTCGACTTCGGCACGGCTGACCTGGAAACCGAGATTTTCTTTAAGGGCGTTCAAGTCGGGTTTGCCGCCTTGCGTCCAGTGAGCGTTTTCAGCATGGTTCAGCGCGGCAACCGCTTCGGCGATTTTCGCTTTGCGGGCGTCGCCGTCAATGGCTGCGGCCGGCGGGGGAAGGGGTGCGTTCATTGTCGTTATTCCTTTGTTTGTTGATAAGAAAAACGGGGCGGGCGGCTTTTGACCACACGCCCCGTTTTTTGATTCTAGCCTAAACGGAGATTAAAGGCCAGTCAGACGGAAACCCGCCGTCGCTTCGAGAACGTCAAGGCCAGCAATACGGAATTTGCTGTCGACGCGGAATTCAAAGCTGGACGGCTTGATGATTTCCCCGACGGTCAGCGGCACCGGAACGCGCAGCTTCATAGCTTCGTCGTTGTTGCTGAAAGCAACGGTCGACGACGTAGCCAGGTTGCCACCGTTCGCGGTCGTATCGCCACGGAACGAAGCCAGGAATTCGACGTTCGGGAAGTTGCGGCGCAGGGCTTCCAGGACGTTGACGACCGTGTCTTCGTTGCCGATCAGCTTCGATTTTGCGACGTTCATCACGCGCACCGGCATGATAACGCGGTTCGCCATATATTCAGGCGTGTTGTTAACCGCGTTGTGCTGGGTCGTGATAAGGTCTGCGATTTCCTGATAAAGCTGAACAGCCGTCAGGTTCGCAGCCGTGTTCGCCGCAGAGTCAGACGAGAACGCCGCGCTGTTCAACAGACCGGTGCTGCCAGGCAGACCGATCAAGCCGATTTCATCCAGCTTGCGTTGATACAGTTTGTTGTGCGTCGAAAGAAACTGCGAAGGCAGGTTGATGTTCTGCAATTCAGCTTCTTTCACTTCGTCGTCAGACCAGATCGAATGACCGGCATACGGGAAGACCTTGAGGGTCGAATCCTCTGCCGACAAGCTGATCTTGCCTTTGTTGTCGTCGTAGTCACCGTTGACTTTGAAGTCGCCTTCGTCAAGGATGCGCAACGACTGGATATTGCGAGCGTAACCGCCGCTGTTGTCAATATCCAAACCAGCCGCCATAAGCGCAAGTTCAGGATATTTCTTTTCAAACAGCTTCGGGTCGACTGCAGTCAGGTTGCGGGCAAGAACGACACCCGCATGGCTGTCCTGAAAGCCAGCCTGTGCGCCGCTTTGAACGAACGCTTCGACTGCTGCCAGGTTATAGAGTTTTCCGATTTTCATGGTTTATTTTCCTTTCCCCTGAAACCGTTAAGACGAAGCGATCGCGTCGCCGGTGCCATCCAGCGCAATCCAGTTCGTTCCGTTGGAACGTGCCAGGATAGGTTCGCCGGCTGCGCCGTCCGAAACGTAGATCAGCAGACCGTTGTTGTCAGCCGCAGCGGGAACCGTTGCAACCGTGTAGGCGGTCGGCATCATGTTCACGTTGACGGTAACACCCGACGGCGGTTGACCGGTCATGTGAACCAGCCAGACGTCGTCAGTGATCTTTTCAATGAAGCGTGCGCCGGTCAGCACGTTGTTCGTGCTGGTCGTCGTTGCTTTACCGAAGTTTGCGCCAGAACCGGACGCGTTGACCGCATAAAGCGGCGCGTACAGGCCAGGCGTGTCGCTGCTGACAGCTTCGACCGCGACAAGACCGTGCAGGACGGTCGACACGTTCGCATAAAGCGAAGAGTCGATCGCGCTACCGTCTTCGACGGGGTACGACGCTTGACGCATGATAACGCCCGCGATTGTCGGCGTGCTGGAACCGTCAAGGTTGTGCAGCGCGTCGCCGGTTTCGACCTTTGCAAAACGACCGACAAGCAGCCCGTTTTCAAAGTTAGCAGAACCCAGGATAACGTGCGACCCGCCGTGAATTTCACCGCTGCCGACTTTACCAGGGTCTTTTTTGTAACCAGTTGCGAAAGTCATGGTTTCATTCTCCCTTAGATTTCTTTATCGGCGAGTTGTGCGAATTTCCCAGTCGCAGCACCGTCGCCAAAGTTGCGATATTGTGACTGGGTTTTCTTCATCATCTTGAATGCGACTTCAAGTTCAGAATCCGAAAATACCGTTTTGCCGTGTTCGACCGCGACAGTATCTTTCATGATCTGTTCGGTTGACTTACCCGCGAATTTGTAATCGTCGGGCAGGAATTGACGGGCTTTGTCCATGACCATGACGTGACGGTCGATTTTTTTGGTCAAAGCGTCCTTGAATTCCTTGCTGTCGGTAACGGGAACCTCTTTTTTCGGTTCGCCTTCGCCGTCCATTGCAGGGTCTTTCTTCGGCTGGTAGCCTTCGCCGGCAGCAGCTTCGGCACCTTCGTCAGCCGCAGCAGCGGCCGCGCCGCCACCTGCGCCAGACTTGGCGACGATTTCTTGCAGAACGGGCAGAACCTTCGCCAGTTCGTCGACGGGCAGTTGCGCCAGGGCTTCGGGCAACGCTTGCGCGATCGCCACGATTTCAGTCATGGACGGGTTGCCTTCGGCGTCTTTAAACACCTTGTGCAGCGCGTCTTTGTCTTTCTTTTTCATGTCTTCGTTTCCTTCGTTGTTGCGTTGATGGTCGATAAAGCTGCACACCGAACCGTTACGGCCAGCGTCCACCACGGCCAAATGATGCGGCAAAATATCAATCTGTTCAAGATCAAATTCAGGCAGCGAACATTCGACCAGCGTTGCGCGGTAGCCTAGCGACAGTTCGCGCTTGCCGGCGTCGACATAGCCGAGCAGTTCAGGCGCGACGTTCAATTCGTTCATGACGCCCAGGCGGGCGGCAACGTCGGGCATGTTCAGGTCAATCATTTTTGCCGACAAAACTTCGCCCTGCGGCGTATCGACCGCGACGTCAAGGCTGACGTGATCGTTCGTAACGGGAATGCCGCGCATAAGGGCGGCTGCGTTGGCGATCGTTGCGGGGCTGCGATAAACTTTGAAGACCTTGTCGGCCGGCAGGTGGCCGATTTCGCTACCGTAATATTCCAGCACGCCGTCGCGAACGCTGATCGCTGTTTTAGCGTTGCTGTCGTAAATCGCGCGGTCGCGGAAATGGGCGAAAGTCTTTTTCATGGGAACCATGTTATCAGACGTTGCCGTTTACAATCCTGTAAAAAATTAATCGTTCGGAATAATCAGGTCATAATCGCAACGGCAGTTATAATCGACCCCTGGCAACAGGTGTTCGCCGTCCTTGCTGGAATAGCAGCCTTTCGCCAGATCAAATTCGCGGCCGTCACGGTCTGCGTGGGATTCCCGCACGCGATCGTCGCCTTCGGTAATCCAGATCGCGCGGCTGACCCCGACTTCCTGGGCGCGGGTTTTAGTCATAATCGAATTGTAATTGTTGATCTGGTTCTGCGCCACGAACCGCGCATGGTTCTTTCGTTCTTCAACCATGCCGTCGAATTCCGACATGATCGTGTCAAGACCCTGCCCCAGTGTCATAGCCCGCAACGTGTTCGCGGTGAAAAATTCCAGCGTTTCGTCGCGGGTCTTTTGAATCCATTTTGCCGTTTCAGCGATCAGGGCATTGCGCGTCGCTTTCATGCCTTCGGTTGCGGCCAGTTCTTTCGCGCTGACACCCAGCTTTGATTCGATCGCTGCATATAGACGTTTGCTGTTCGACTTGTCGGTTTCGTTCAGACGCCGGCCGACCATTTCGTCGATACGCGTATTCGAGAACCGCGACAACAGTTTGCGTTGAACCGCACCGGACAATTTCAAGAAAATTTTAGCGTAATTGCCAGACTGGGCGTCAAGGACGGCTTGCGGTGCGGCGTCAGCAAACTTTTCGATCGTGCCGGCGTTCAACGCTTCGATCGCTTGTTTGCGATAGATACGCGCCATAAGCGCGACCATACCGGTCACGTCGGCGGCAAACTTACGTTCAACACCGCGCGGGCTTTTAGGTGCTTTGATTCGGGTCGGCCGTGACGCCGTCAGGTTGCGTTTCATTTTGCAGGTCTTCCGGTGTTAATTCGTCGTTGTCGTCGCCGTCCTTGCTAAAGAACGCGGTCATGTCGTCTTTTTGCGTGACGCCGTGGCGGTCGAGATATTCGGCGTGATCTTCGCCCATATCCCACAACGCTTTTGCGTTCGTGATTGCCTTCGTTTCGTAGTCGATACGAACCAGCGGGGTTTCGCCCTGGTTTTCCTTGAACGTGACGGGCTTGCGGCCGTGCAGTTTCATCATGCGGTTGATCGCGACCAGCAGATATTCATACTGGAATGTTTCGATCATGTCCTGGAAAATCTGACGTTCGTTGTCGCCGGTGCTGTTCAGCCCCTTGACGTTTTCGCCGATCAGCCATGCAAGCGGTATGCCCGTAACCATTGCCAGCCGGCGCAGCGCGATATTGTCGACGTCGGCAAGGTTCGTCAGGGCTTGCGCTATCGACGTGACCGTGTCGTTCTTGTCGACCAGACCTGCACCGTAAATGCTGCGACGGTCTTCGAGCGCGGAAAAATAACGGATAAGGTCTTTATCCTTACCCATTGCCAGCAGGTCGCGGAATCCTTCGACGCCGTAAAAGATCGTTGCGTTCTTTTCGAGAATGGCACCGCTGGCGCGTTCAACGACCCCGTCGTTGATAAGCTGCGGGTAAATCATTTCAAATTCGCTGATACCGCCGAATTTATATTGCGGCGCGTCTTCTTCGGGCGGTTCGACATAAACGAAGTCGACCACGCGCGACCAGTGTATTTCATGCCCGCGCACCTGATAACGCTTCGGCTTATAATAGCGTTCTTCCTCAAAATCCATACCGTATTCGCTGACGCTGACCATGTCGCCGCTGAATACGCGCTGTTTGATCGGGCGGTCGTCGTCGCTGACGTTGAACGGCATAGCAAGATTGTCGCCAGCACGATAAAGCACAACAATGCCGCGCCCAAAACCGACCATGAACCGCGCAGCTTTCAACACGTCGGCCGCAAGGGTCGTTTCGTAATACTGTTTGTCGGCGTCGTCTTCAAATTGCAGCGTGTCGTTCAGCGCATAACCCGCCTTGATCTTGCAGATTTTTGAACCCATACCAGACTTGAAAACGGCGCGGCATTCCTGATCGGTCAGTCGGCGGTGGTCGAAGACGTTCGACACCGCTGCGTTGCGACGGTTCGGCAGGTTCGACAAGACGTTAACCAGCCCGTCGGTCATGCCGGCGCGTTTACTGTCGATCATGACTGCAGTCGCCGGCGGGGGTGGTGCCATGTTTTTAAATTCAGTCATGCTACATAATCCCGCTAAAATCGTTAACCGGTTTGCCGAGCATTTCGGCCACGGCGTCCATTGTAGGGTCGATCATATCATCATGCGCCCCGTTCGGGAAGGCGGCAAATTCGGCAAGATAATCAGACAGCCAGGGTTGACCGGTCAACAGCAGCACCGAACCGGCTTCGATATGCGGCGTCGTGTCGTATGCGCGGCTGATCTTGTCGCGGTCGCGCGGAATGCCGGCGACGGGTATCGGGTCATGCCCCTTTTCACGGTCGCCCCTTTGAAGCTGCTGAATCAAGCCGGTGCCTGACGACTTGTCTTCGATTTTCATTTGTCGCAGCGTGCCGTTGTCGACCGCCTTGTGCTTTGACCAGAACGCCCGCGCCTGGGTCAACAGTTCAGGGGCTTGCCATTTACCGCGGAGAACGTCCAGCAAAACGATCTGCCCTTCGTAGGTTCGACCCCAGCATTCAAACACGCTATAGTCGTTCTGTTCTTTATCTTTTTGCGCGGTATCGGCATAAATGACCCGATACTGACAGCGCGGCGCGACGCTGACATATCGCCACCATTCGGATTTAAACAGACCGCCACCGGCCGGCGCGGGTCGCTGTTGCAATTGGCCGGCCGTGCCGTAACTGCCCAGCGACAGTTTGAGCGCGTCGACAGCCTTGCGGCTGAACCGTTCGGGAAATAGTAATTCGCCCGCTTCGGTGCGCGGGTCGGTAAAACCGATCGACGTTGTGCAGCGACGGTCGGGTTCAAATTCCATCGGCAAACAAAGGTGAACATATCCGAAGTCTTTCGACAAGATCAGACCGGACGTGTCTTTTTCGTGTAGTCGCTGCATGATAACGACGATCGCGCTATTGTCATTGTTAACGCGGGTCGGCAACGCTTCAAGGAATGTCGTTTCAGCAGCTTTCAACGCGGCCGCACTATGCGCGTCGTCGACCGACAGCGGGTCGTCGAGCATGACGCGATCGCCGCGCGAACCGGTCATGCTAGTGAACGCCATAGCTTCACGAAAGCCGGTCTTGACGTTTTCAAATTTCGTCTTCGCGTTCTGATCGCCGGTCAGTTTCAACGGCCAGCGCGTTTGATACCATTGCGACTCGATCAACCGGCGGCATTTCATGTTATCGCGAACGGCAAGGTCTTGTTTGTGCGCGGTCGAAATGTAACGCAGGTGCGGGCGATCAATCCATTCCCATGTCGGCCAGATCACGTTGACCAGCAAACTTTTCATCATGCCAGGCGGTACGTTCATAAGCAGCCGGTGAATCTTGCCTTCGGTCACGGCTTGCAGGTGGTCGCACATGGCATCTAATGCCCAGCCCCACGACAGCGGGGTCGCCGGTTCCAGCAGCGGCCAGGCCATGCGTGCGTAATGTTTAAGGCTGCGCCGACCTAGTTCGCGTTCAACCGCGACAAAATCATGAAACGTCAGGCGCATTATTGACACCCTTGACGGTAACTGCCATTGCGCCCCACAACGCCGCAAGCTGATCGGTCGACAGTTTCGACGTATCAAGTGCGACGTTCACCGCGCCGGCTGCGGTCATGCTGCCGTCGCTGCTGGTATTGTCGACATGACGTTCGTCGCGCCAGCCCATATTTTTCAGGGCGAAAATCGCGCCGACCGGTTTACCTTCCTGCAGTCGTTGTTCATAAGACATTTCGACGCGGGCGATCGCTTGGCGGGCAACGAATTCAAATTCGTCATAGCTTCCATAATCAAACAGTTCGGCGCGGCTGCACAATCCGAGCGCAAGGGCAAGACCGGTAATCAGATAGGGTTTTTTTTCTTTATCGCATTTGTCAAAATACTGCGCCGCCAGAATTTCAAATTCGGCGGGCGATTTAATGCGGCGGGGTCGGCCGCGTCGTTTCTGTTCTAGCTGTTCGCGTGAAACTGTCATGGTTTTGATTTTGCACGATCATGACGGCGGCTGCAATCTCTTTTTGTTATCGGGGATATTTAAAACCCGATCGCCCCGAAAATCCGTCAACGGCCGACGGTCAACGCGATCAGGACGCCAAGCGTTCACGGTTTCGTTTAAATCTATCTATACATACAGTATAGTTA